TTTTTTTTTTTTTTTTTTATTTATATATATAGTATTAATAGTATTTTAGTATTTTTTTGCCTATTTTTCCAAATTTTCACCAGTTTTTTCCAAATTTTCACCATAATAATGAGCACGAGGCCAAATATAACTTATGTATATTTGCATTTGTTTCATCATCTCAAGTTGTTTCATGTTTATATAATCAAACCCAAGACGAATAAACTTTTTATTTAATTCTGGAGTAGGAAATATACTTCCAACACCATTATCTTCGTAAGTATGTTCTAACCAAATATCAAGTATAGCATAAATCTCTTCAACATACTCATAGAAATTATCACAGTCTTTAAACCTTAGAAGGTCTAAATTCCCAACGAGTCTCCAAAAGAGTTCTATGGCTCCAGGTGTTATATTATTACAAGGATATATAGGACTATATTCAGCTATCTTAACAGCGATTGCCCAGATAACCTCAATAATATTAGGAGGACCAAAGTCTGCCTTATCACCTTCAATTCCGAATCTATCTAAAAACCGCCACCTGGCGTAAAGGCCTTCCTCAACAATAGTTTCGTCCATAAATATCAAATTGTAAAATTCTTTATCATACAAAATATCAAGTAATTTCTTATAAGGTAATTTACCGCATCGCACAAATTCTATTAACTTTTCCCTGTATTGAACTTCATTTACCATCATAGTTTTTTCTTTCATATAAAAAGCCCCCTTTAATTTTTAAAATATAAAGAGGGCTTTTAGACCCTCTTATACATCAAACATATTTACTATTATTTGATTATTCATTCTAGACTCTTCTATCAATTCATCTCTTCGCCTCAGTCGCTCCGCTCTTTCTTTTGGCGTTTCGACGAGGCCTGCCAGGTTTTTTTCATATGAGTCCGAAATAGCAATTATTTCATACAATGTCATTGTTGAGTCGTTTCGAATATATGCGTTTTCAGAATTATAAGCGACATGAACAATAAACTCTGTTCCAAGTATATATTCATAATTATTTACTGGAACTTCGTCTTCTTCAGTAACAACCCTATCACCTTCAAAATATAACAATGTTAATTTGTCATATCCATCAACGCCATCTACAAAATCATCATATGTTATTAAATAAGGATTTTCTTTTTTATTTCTAAAAAGTTCTTCCGCTTCTCTATTCAATCTATCATCCTCGTCTTCCTCGTCTTCCTCGTCTCCATCCACAGCATCATAATGCTCTTCTATAAGATTTCCATGTTCATCATATTCATCCTCAACAATTCTAGGTTCTGGGTCATACGTTCCATGTCTTGACATCAAGTTGACAATTCCTTCCATCTCAAGTTTTATATTTAATTCTTTAATGAAATCAGCCCATTTAGCATTGTTATAAACAGGACGAACATAAAATTTACCGTCTTTAAAATACGTGTTGTCATATTCTGGTCCTCTTATTGGGCATTTTCCAGCATGAGTAACCAACAGCATTAAAGCATGCTCTTCTGCATCGCCATATTCCCTAAATTTTTTTGTCATTTCTTTCATATCGCCGTCTCCTTTTTCTTCTAATGCTTTGTTAAATTCATCAATAAATTCAATCCAAGTTGGATTATTATATCCGGGAACAACGTGAAATTTTTGGTCGCCAGCATCGAAATATGTATTGCTGTATTCTACAGAAAAGTCAATCTTTTCAAACCTTTCGATACAAGCGTCTTCTAATGCACGTTCTTTTTCGTCTAAATCAAAATCTATTGGAGTAATTTTTTCGACTCTAGTTCCACTTTCTGTATAGCTTACACCAGTAATATGCCGATTAGGATTGCAATCAGCGAACGATGTTTCATCAAGACTCGTGTCTCTCAACATGTTTTTATAGCTGACCATTACGTCTTTCCTGTCCGTACTATCTGTTACTTCCGGTTTTTGTTCGTCTAAAATATCAACATTTTTCTCGTCTTCTTGTGTTTTCTTATAAACAAGAATTCCTATTACTGCTCCAAGACCCATAAACCCTAGGGCCCCTAAAACCGCTTGCCAATTTTTAAGAGTTATCATTAAACTAACCTCCCCATAATATTTTGTAATTCTGGTACCATAAAAATATCCTCATAATCTTCTAACCAGAAAAGTTCATATAATTCTCCATCTTTTCCAATCATAACACCATAATCTTCTGTTTTGAGCCATTCTAAAATCTCCCAACTATAAAAGTAATCTTCTATATTTTTTATTAAATGGCCATCATCATCAACAAAACAATTAATGCTTGGAAAATACCAAAGACCATAAGCACTATCTGGAGGATTTGTAACGCTAAAATCAAATATCAATCTAATTCACTCACCTCTCTAACTTCTACTTTTACTCCTTTGAAATTATAAACATCTCTAGGATTTAGGCCCCAGTCATCAGTTTTAACTTCGTGTTCACAAATAAATCTAATACTAACAACTTCCATGTTATCTTTTCTTAAGTCGTTTATGATTAATTCCATAATATCATTTTTGCTATATGTAACTGTTTTTTGTTTGTAAGATACAGTTTTGTATCGTTCTTCTGTCCAAAATATCTTTTCCATAACAAATATCCTTTCTAATTTAGCTCTAACAATAATTTTTTGACTTCAAATAAAATTCGTTTGTCAATAAACTCTATTTCTGAAATATCATGTTTGTTAACAAACTCTTTTCCACTAATATCGCAATTATAGTCGAGTTTAATAAGGGCCAAGGATGTTTTGAAGTCGTTAAAGGCCTCTTCTCCTCCCATTTCCCAAATATCTTCCGCAACTGTGCCATTTAGTATGCTAGTTTTTGCTTTAGCTGGTCCAAAACCTATTACACCTTTAATATTATCAGACTTGTCACCTACCAAAGCCTTATAAATATAAAAGTCTTCGACATCTATACCATAAGTCTTTTCAAATTTCTCTCTGGTGACAAAATATCTTGGACCCAAGTAAATCTTTACTCTACTCCAATTTAAAAGTTGCTGTAAGTCTTTGTCCCCACTAAATATAACTACATCTGTTGTATACTTGTCTGCGCATATACAATTCTCGCATTTTGTAGCACAAGTACACCTATAGCAATACTTTTTCACAAACGACGCAATAACATCATCAGCCTCAGCACCTGGTACACTTATAAGAGGCCATCCGAGCTTCTCTAATAAATATACCAGGTTCTTGCGATATTCTCTAAATTCAAGATTTAAAGAAGGTTTCCTATTAGCCTTATAATCTTTGGAAATATCAAAGCGTTTAAGCCTAGTCCTACTTTCTCCAGCAAATATAATTTCTATAGGAACACCTTCAATCTTTGAACATACAACGCAAGTCCTAATCATATCAAAAAATTTGCAGTAGGCAATCCATGGCTCTTCCCTACTAACAAACCACGACTTATACATTAGGTTGCTCCAATCGACCAATATTAATACTTTATCAGTTTTCATAATATCAATCACTTTCTGGAGTATACAACAGCATCTAGATGCGGCTTTTTCGCCCTCCAAGTTTCACCATTGTATTCTTTTTTGGCGCTATCATAATCAAATATAACACCATCAATGTTGAAATCAAGTAATATTGGGTCGCCGTCTGCTCCAGAATACCAGCCCCAATCCATGTTATCAGGTTTGAATCTAATTTTATTCTCATTGTTGGGGTCACGTCTCCATCCACAAACCATTCCCGCCTCGGTTCTTGGGAATCCTAGCATATCGTAGACGTCATTAACACTTAAAACCCCAACACACGTTAACATATCATTGGCTTTTTGCTGTTTATACGTAAGATTATTTAGATTGTAATCATGAACCTTGGTCCATTGAGTGCTTCCATGCCATCTGCCTTGGTCGTCATAATACTGTTTCTCATATACACGAGCAAATCCACTAATATTTTCATTGTATATTTGTGACATTTGTTCTTGCACTGAAGCCATTTTATTGTCTTCTTCTTCGGCCTTTTTCAGCATTTGCTTTAATTCTGCTTTACCATAAAGTAACTCAGAATCTTTTTCTGGCCCAAACTCTTTAACAACTCGTTCTCGATACCTAGTGAAAGCCTCATTAAGCATGTTAAATGCCGCTGTTGTTGCAATTAATCGCTGCTTTAAAATATAATGTGACCCAATCAAACAAGCAATAGATGCCGCCATTGTTATAGCAGGTAGTCCATAAATCTTTACAAACTCTACGGTTGTCTGTACCTTTATTACACGTCTGTCAAGTTTTGCATCTTCATCAGAGTATTCTAACTCTCCTTTAGAAGCTAATTCTAAGCACTCCTCAACTTTGCACATCTTTTCTTCATGTTCATTAAGAGCATCTTCGCACTTTAGTGTATTCTTACAAGCCAAAACAGCTGAGCCAACAGCTCCTACGATTCCTAATCCTAAAAGGATTTCTGGAGAATATTTCTTTAATATAGTTCCTATACTACCACAAATCATCTTCGCGTTCATATTAAACTCCTTTCAAAATATAAACAAAAAGAGACTCCAACTACTAGTCTCTTTTTACCGTTTAAATTATTTTTTATTAAGTTTTTTTGTTCTTGTTACGTTTAACAATTTTAGCGCATTCAATAATTCCCCATGCTGTTCCCAAAAGTCCAACAACTAAGAACGCGTCAATGGCTCCTAGTATTCCGCCATGCAAAGCCGCCTTTCCAAGGTGCTTTGCCTTAACTTCACCAGTCGCACTGACTTCTCGTTCAATCTTATCTTCGCTTCGGTCAATTGCATGTACAATCCTGTCAACAAAGCCACAATCTGTAAACATAGCCATAATTAAATCTCCCTTCAAAAATATAATTTATTCTTTCATTATAGTATATGTTTTTTGGTGAAAAATATAAAAGGACGACCCAACTTCTTCGTCCTTTTATACCTAATAATTAATTTTTCTGGTGTTTAATTAGCTTAATAAGCACTCTGCAGAATGTTTATTAAAACGTCAATCTTCAACAGGTTTCTCATCCATTTCATCCGTTTTATCCATTTCATCCGTTTCAGTATCGGTTTTGAATAGTTCTTCAACCGAATCCGATTCACTGGTCCAATCCGAATCCATATTATAACTTGGTTCTGTGTTATTATCTTTCTTGCCTCTCAGTAATATTACTGCTAAGGCAGTCGAAAATAATCCAATTCCTCCAAATATAATTGCCTTCTTCTTTTTTGACCATTTCTTATTTTTTGGTTCTTCTTCAACTTCTTCAACTTCTTCAACTTCTTCAACTTCTTCGTTGACAACTGGCTTAACTTCAGTCACGGGTTTCTCCTCCTTCATTTCGACCTCAATAAATTCTTCTACTTTCTTTACTTTCTTCGTAGCCATAATTAAATCTCCTTTCAAAAATATAATTTATTCTTTCATTATAGTGCGTGTTTTTTGTGAAAATTCAAAGAGGAAAGACAATGTCTTCCTCTCTTTAAATTATAACTTTCCTTTGCTTTCTTTATACTTCTTAATTAGCAAGTATAAAATTGCAACTGCCAGTACAAATTCTAACATATATCTATCCTCCTTTCTTAAAATTTTGTTCTATAGGGTATACAAATATTTCTCATTATAGGAGATGTTTTATGGAAAATCTTCTTCAAATAATTCAGAAATACAACATCCAGCATGAAAAATCATAGAAGATTCTTCAACGCGACCCAAATCAAACAAAATATCAACACATTTTAGAAGTTTTTCCTTATAACAATCCCAGCATACTTCTTGCATATAGGCGAATTTTCCCCATTTTAATATTTTTCCGCATATTTTACAATGCGGAATTTTGCAATCACAAACCTCGTCGGGGTATAAATTTGATCCACAATATGGGCAAGTAACGCAATCCGTGCTCATTTTATTCTCCTTTCTAAATATAAATTATGAATTTTCTTTTTGACTGTAAAAATAGTCTGTCATAGTTAAAGCGTGATCCCTTAAATCCTTATAAAGCTTTTCAAGCGTAGCAATTGATAACGGTATTGGAAATGTATCAAGCCATTCTGTTAATTCCTCATCTGTAAATGTTCCAACTTTAGGAAATTTATTCATTAAAGAATTGCTCCTTTCCGTTTAAATTCTGTTTTTCATTCCTTATTTCCCTTATTTCATGAGATATAACATAAGCACTAAAAATTAGGCCGACAATATTAAATGCTTTTTCAATCTTTTCTCCATGCATAAATATAAATCTGTCAAACTTTTCCTTCATTAATAAACCTCCTATTGCATATATTTTATTGTGTTTTGGTTTGGACTAGCTAAGAATACTCCTAAATCTTCATTCCAAATATCAATACGCTTTCCGTCTTTATCATATTCGGGAGCATATCTTCCGTATTTTAGAATGCATTTGTTGTATTGGTGCATCTCAGGACCTAACCCAGACCAATATAAATCGCTGTCAATTTCTCTAAGCTCATAACCTGTATAAATCACAACAGTCGGTTTTTCCAATTCTTCTGCATATACTTTACACCCTAGTAAATGTATAAACTTTCGTACCTCTAATATGCTGTCTAAAGGTTCTAAACCTCCAAATATAATTGCTGAGGTTAGAGGATTTTTAAAGAACCTTTCTAGAATTTCTTCATCGGGGAAATTTTTGGTTTCAAGTTGTAAAAGGTGTTTGTTTTGGCAGTCTACACATTTAAAATTACAATATGGAGTGACCAACAACATAGCGCATTCCATAAAATCCCCAAACGATTCATCGATTATTTGTTTAAGATGCATAATAAACCTCCGTAAAATATAAAAAGGAGAGTAAATCTCCTTTATACTATCTCCCGCCATTTGGCTTCGTGATAGTATGGAAATTTACTCCACTCTTGAATACACATATTTGCAAGCTCCTTTTGACTTAAACTTACATCGCTATCACCAACTAGTTTTAATAACTTATTCTTGTAGTAATTCAAAATATCAATTCCTCCAATGCGTGCATCAAACTGTGTTAATGTAGAATTTAAATGTTTTACTCCCCAAATTCTATTAAATTCGTCATTCCATAAATTTCCTACATCGTATTGGCGCATTCCTAATATTTCTCTTACTAATTTCATATGTGCCCTTCCTAATGGTGGGTTATACGTTGTTTTCATCATAATAAATACCTCCTAAATATAATTTATTCTATTATAAGAGATGTTTTTTGTTAAGCAAGTTCATTGAGTCTTTATAGTTATAATAAATTCCCATTGGCGTTAATAAAACAGGAAGCCCTTCTTTTAATATAAATTCATCAGTTTCATCTGGTGATACATGTAATTCTATATAAGTTTTATCGTGCTTTTTTAACTCTTGCTTTAACATAGCACACCTTGGGCAACCATCTTTTGTGTATAAAATATAATCGCCTCTTTTTATATACAAACCACACGAGCAAATACCTATATCTTGCAACCTAAATTCCTTACAAACACACTTAGTGTCTTCATTGCGTAAAACCTTACAAGGACAGTAACCATCGTTGTCAATCAATGCTTGTTTAATGCGCTCTGTATTTGGAAGCATCTCAATAGTCATTTTTGTACTCCTTTAAATATAAATAGAAAAGAAAAAGGAGTCTTAAAAGACTCCTAATGCATCAATATTGCGTTCAATCTTAGTTCGTTTTGCAATAAGTTCGCGCATTTCTTGGTCAAAACACATTAACTCAATTGGTGTTAATTGTTTAGATGCCTTTTCTAAGCGCGAATCCATTTCAACGACATAGGTGCTCACAAATTCAACAAGTAGACTTTCAAGCTTCCTTTTCTTTTTCTTTGTTAATATCATTTTCCTTTCTCCCTTCTTATTCTATTCTATTATAGAATAAGAAAAGTATGAAAATATCATTTGAAAGCTGTTGATGTAGATTTTTTGTTCCATTTTCTTTCTTCGTATTCCTCTTTCCTAGATGGTATCCAGTTCTTTACAAGTGTTATAAACCCGACAGGCCTTGTAGCCTCACCAACTTTTGGAGCACCACACCAACAAGTATCACCGTAAAAACCATGTTCGTGTTCATCAACGCTTATCCTGTTATTAAATGCAAAATATATCACACCCTTTTTGGCAATAGCATTTAAAAGGTTCCAAGCTGTTTGAGGTTTTGTAATAGGCGAGTCCAAATTAATATGTAATATAGATCCGCCTCCACAAAGTTTGTCTAGAACTGAAGCATAATCGGCTCTATCTATAATACTACGATATTCGCTTAGAGGTATCCATTGGTTACTATAACACTTTGTTCCTTGAATATAATAACCAAATGTGTGAAAGTCCTTTTGGGCAAGCTTAACACAAGCGCTTTCTCCTGGAATCTGTTCAACATTAATTGAATAAGGCTTATTAGAACAAAACTCACTTGTAACTTTTGCAAATAATTCAAGAACAGCCTTCTCAAATCTAAGAACCGGGTCCCTAGATAAAATATCATTCGTATTTTCATAACAATAAGACATAAAATATGGGTCACGATTCTTAAATATCATTGCCGCATCGTATAATCCTATAAATCCTACGGTGTTGAATTGACGTTCAATTTTGGCAAGGTCTAAGTCATAAAGCTTAAGAGCTCTTTTAGATATAAGACCTTTTATGCATGAACGAACGCCTTCTAAATATTTACAAACATTTAATATTTCTTCTTCTAAATATAAAAGAGCTGATTCAACGTTTGGAACATCTCCTTCCTTCATTGACTGTGCCCAATGAGGAAGATTTATAGTTATTACACCCACAGAGCCTATATTTAAATCGCTACCGCCAATAAAGTTACTAAAGCCTTTTAGTTTGTTATTAATAGTATCTACGTTGTTCAAAACCCTACAACAAGAAGACAGCGTTGAAATATCAGTTCCGCAATACATGTTTGCATTGTTCCATTTAGTGTTTAAATCACTAAATTTCCTTGCTGTCTTTTCATTAACAAACTTTCCAGCTTTTTCGTCATAAAGCATACAATCTGTTATAACTGGGAATGTCATTACTTTATGAGACAAAATATCATTCACACATTCCAAGAAGAATAACTCAAATTCTACTATTTCGTCAATATGGTTAATAACAGGTTCTCCATTTGGAAAACATCTATCTCCAAAGAATGTTTCTAAATATGACTCGTCCATACAACTAACGTTAGTAAATGCACTTTCATTCATGCGCATTTCACTACCATTCAATTTATAAACGAGCATCTGTATTTGTTGTTCTAAATATTTATACTTTTTGTCTTCTGAAATATACCCACTTAAAATATCATTGTTCCAAAAGTACCATAAATATGGAAATAATGCAGGCATTCCAACTGCTCCAGTTGATTCTCTACATGTTACTGCTACAAACTCAATAACATGCTGAATAAATGAATCTAGGTGTTTCGCTGGTCTATCAGAAATATCCGTAAAGAAAGCTCCCTTTTCAGCCAAAATATCAAAGTCATATGCAAAACAATAAGGTTTTGTAGCAATATTTTGACTATTATGAGTGTAAATAATTCCTTTTACATCATCTAATAGAAACTCATCGGCAAGCTTTCTTCCATATAAAGAATATAAATTGTGATAAAGAATTCTATAATTTTCTGTTTTTTCAATTGGATTAGTAAATTCTTTTAAAAGAATCCCCATATATCTATCTCTAGTATTCGCATTTCCATCGTCCTTTTTGTCATTGATGTTAAACGACGGCATTTTTATAGAATATCTAGGAATTCTATTTGGATTAGATATTACTTCACATAATCCACTCATTTCATATTGTTTTGGATAGCTAAACTGTAAACTAATTAATGACTCATAAAAATCATTATCGACATCTGCTAAAAGTTCCCTTTTCATATGACTTTCTCCTCTTCTTGTTTTGGTTGTATGTTTTCATTTTTCTTTAACTGTGCTTCTTTTTGGCCATCTTCCCACGCTTTTTTATACCGTTCAGCTATGCTGTACATTGACTTCTGTTTGTCATAATAACTAATATTTTTCTCATCTGTAGAACCAAATCCTCCATCGCCTCTAGGAGTTTCGCTCAAACTATCAACGACTTCTATCCTTTCATACCTATAAGGCTGTATAATTAATTGTGCTAGAGGAACCCTCAGCCCCCACTGACCGTTTATTCTTATAATGTCCGAAAATATATTCTTTACAGGTAATATAATTTCTCCTCTGTATGAACTGTCAATTATTCCAACGTTGTTTGCTAGAGTTAATCCCTTTTTATGTAACGAACTTCTAGGATAAATTGCTCCGAAATGGTATCTAGGTAATTCAATAGAAATACCAGTGGGCAACATATAAGTTTGCCCCGGTTCCAATATGTACTCTTTTTCTGTATCCACATATAAATCCATTCCTGCTGCGCCATAATCTGAATATCTAGGAGATACTGCTGTTGGTTTTTTTGTAATTCTCATGCTTTTTAGCCTCCTTTAAAAAATCTCGTTTTAGTTTTCTTTTTTCTTCCCTATTTTTACCTCTTTTTGCATAAGCCTCAGCTGTAGACATTAAAATATCTTTGTCCATGCTCATTTGTATTTTCCTCCTTTACAATGGTCTTGGTGTTGGTAGTTTCAACGTATATCCATTTCTAGCTCTCTCAGAATATGCATCTCTAAGATTTGTCCATCCATAGTTATAATCCGTGAAATTTGGCGTTAAACCTGATAACTCATGCAAGTCTCCAACAGATGCCATTCCGTACTCCATTGTTAAGTCCACAAGATGACTTAAAACCGTTTCAGCCTCACCACGGCTTCCAAATATAACATCTTCAAATTGGTATCCAGACCGACTAGTTTTAGTAGGAGTTGAATATGCTGCATTATAACTAACATAGCTTCTTGCTCTATCCCTAGAAATATTTGATGGACGCCTAGTTCTTTCTCCAAACAATATCATTTCTACTCCACCACTAACCATATCATTGATTAATGACTTTAATGCTGGAACTAGTACATCATGCACAATATAATCGCCAACACTTCGTTCATTGTCTCCTATAAATGCTTCTTTGAATTTTTCTCCCAGGCTTTTTTTATGTTTCGCTGCTGGTGTGTTTATTACAGGTTTAAGTTTTTCTCTTTCAAGTCTTTTGTTTACCATAGGTTTTATTGTTGAGTTACTTTTTGGTTCTTCTGCTCCTCCTTTCTCTGAAATTTTGTCCAAGCTTGACCTTACTAACTTTGCTTCACTCTGTGCCATTATGCTTCTCCTTTCAAATATAAATTTGACAAAATAAAAAGAGACTCCAACTACTAGTCTCTTTTTACGTACCTAATTTCTTAGGAATTTATTAAAATTCCTATCCAAAATGCCATAAACATCATATTTACGACTCCAAGCCCTATACTTATTGTCAGAAATACTGTCTGCATCTTTTCCATAATCTTAATACCTCCTAAATATAATTTGTTCTTTCATTATAGGAGATGTTAATTTTGCAAACATTTAAACACCGGAAAGCTTAAAGAAACAATACCTTTAGCACTTTTTGTGTATGAAAAGGCTTCTATTTCAACATATTTTCCCAATAAAAAGCTATCATTAGCCAATTCTAACCTAGTTTTGTTATCTAGTCCAGAACCAACTCTTACAGGAACTGTGCACCCTTCAACCTCACAAATCAATGCGGCTACTCCACCTTCAATTTTAGTTCCTTTTCTAGCCATTTCAATGCCTATTACCTTTCCTACAAACTCTTCTAAACGTTTAACCTTAATAGTGTTTAGTGTTCTTCCAGGAATATAAATAGAATTTAGGTCCATTAACATTAAACCTTCTCCATTTTCCTGTATTTCTTTGTCCATAAAGCTTTTAATTTTGTCTTCTTCACACCCATAAATTGTCCCATAACACGGAACCATTATTACAGCATCATCTTTTGTGCCATTCGCAAACAACTCTGACAGCTCCTGGTGTCTTTCATGCCCATTCCGTATGTCTCCATCTGGTATGAAAATATCAAAGCAAATAGCTATTAAATCAGTCTTATTGTCAAAAGATTTAGTAGATGCTTTGCTTGATGTTGTGTTACGAAGGATGAAGCTTGGAACCTTTTTAGAATAATATAGATTTCGGTCTACAAGCTCACAATCATAAACTCTGTTTGTCGGAAACCACGGTGCTTCTAAGAAATCTGTAATGTGCTTCAAATATAAATCCTGTTTTCCAGTTCTACTCCATGCTGTAACTCTGCCAGTTGGTGTTTTGTAGAACAATCTTCGTACTCCATCGATTTTAGAGGTTACTCTCCATATTTTTCCTTCTAAGACATCGTCTTTACAATCTTTAATGTTTGTTCCTAATGCTGGTACAATATTCATTATTAACCTCCTTTCTTATAAAATATAAAAGAAAGGAATGGCTAGCGGCTTCGAACACGCTTCTCCTATTACTAGGCGAGTTACCATTACTCCATGCATTTAACATTCCTTTCATTATAGCGCATGTTTTTTATGAAAATATAAAAGAAGAGCCCTAGGTAGGCTCTTCTTTTTTCACGATTTGAAACTTTTTTAGGACTTCTTTACACGCGGTTGCAGTTGCGTCATAAGCTTTCTTGCTGTAGTCATAGACAGCTTCCGTAGCCATGCTTACTAAAGCGAGCCCTCCTAGAAACATTAATGCCGTTTCAAGCTTATTGGCATTTTTAGGTTTCAAGGAGTTTAGCCCATTTTGTACAAGCATACCTGCTCCAGCTGCAGCTCCTAATACAACAAGCCCCTTAGTTACTTTTTCTTTTTCCACGTTACATTCTCCCTTCAAGTTTTATTTTCTTTCATTATAGCACATGTTTTTTTATTAAAAATATAAAAGGACGACCCAACTTCTTCGTCCTTTTATAAACTGTTAATAATTATACATCATTCCGTGCTTGTATACGTAGAAAAAATCGCCGTTACTTAGGTCAACCGATACTAAATCGGTAAATATGCTCACTGAATTCCACTTCTTTACTATTCTATCTTCCAGGAATCTAAAATATAACTTTTCGCCTTCTCCATCTCTTATATCTATACTTGGGTGTAACAAGTCCCATTCTTGATTCCACTTTTCGTAATAAATATGCGATTGTTGTGCATAATAGTTATAATCCATTAGAAACGACCTAGAAATACTTTCATAGCCATTTGGTGGTTCGGCAAGCGTGTATTCACCGCCGTCAACTTCCTTTAATTGCATCCTAATTGCGTACGTATTGTTTAACATAACAAATACCTCCTAAAATATAATTTATTCTATTATAGGAGATGTTTTTATTAATTTTTGAATATTAGTATTATTTTCCCAAAGTAATTTGGCCTCTTCTAGTGCCGATTCCAAAATATCATTCAGGTTCTCTTCTGTTATTACTATCTTGTATTCATCCGGAATACGAGAATATAGCTCATCAATTACGTAAGACCTTTTAAGCTTTCCAGTCCCAGAACCGAATGTAATTTCTGCATCGGTTACAAGTTTTAATGCTATAGGAAGCAAATTGTTTAAAAGCTGCTTTATACAGTCAATTTGCTCATCTATAGACATATCTTTAAATTTTCTATACCATTTAATTGTTATTAAAACAATCAATATTATTATTAAAATAACTACAAAAACATCGTCCCAATTCTCCAAAAACATTTTTAAAATATCCATTATTAAAGCTCCTTTCTTATATTAGCCTCCCATGTTAGCTAAAGTTGAAATATCAACATTCCCATTTGTAGCAAAATTTTTAGGTCCTTCATTTCCATACTTTATCTTAAGTAAATTCTCGCATTTACTCTTCCAAGCATAAAAGCCTATAGCTGTTGCTGTTGGTCCACCCAAATAAGCAGCATATGCAACGAACATTTGATTGTCTATCGAAGACCCAAGACGAATATCAATAATTGCTGCAAACACAACTAATATACTTCCTAACAAAGCACCTATAAAATATAAAAGTACAACTACACACATAATTGTTTTTGTAAAAGTCAAAGGTTCTTTTTCTTGTTTCATTTGTTATAATCCTTTCTAGAAACATTTCCTGTTCCATTACTTCTAAAATATAAATGGTCTTCTGGTATTGTTTGGACGCTTTGATAATATCCGTCATATGCCTCACACCATTCTCGTACTTTTTCTAGAGCTACAAGAGACACGTTTGGCTCGCCTTTCCACCTTTTAACCGGAGAAAACTGCCAAATCTTACCGTCATTCTCAAATATAACTTCTTCTACAGTATCTGGAAACTCGGGCGAACGAACTCTATTCATTATGACACATAACACTAATGAAATTTGGTCATAACAGTCGGCATTATAGAAGTCAAAATCATATTCTCCGTCTCCGTCTACTTCTTTGTCCCCACACAATAGCCTAGCCATTAATGTAATCTCATAATCTGTGAAACCATATCTTGGTACAAATTCATCAATTGGTTCAAAATTAATGACAGGTTCTACATCCTCGACAGGTTCTACATCATTGATAGGTTCTGCATCCTCGACAGGTTCTTCGTCTTCTATTCCAGTCTCTTGCTCTACATATGTTTGGGTATATTCATTTTGGTCTAAAAGGTTATCATATGCATATTTGTAATAGAAAGCAGTAATAACCCAGACAATTAAAAGAAGCATTAAAATATAACTTAAAATGTTGCTTTTACTATTAAACAATAAAATCTCCTTTCAAAGCTTAAAGACCTTGTACAGTCTTTAAGCTTTAACCTCATTTTATTTTTCTTTTTCCGCAAGTTTTACTTCGATGTGCTCAATGCACATGGTAACTTTAACTGGTTTTTTTTCTGGGTCATCAGTTGGTATATCGAAATCTATTTTTAGATTTCTAATATCCGAGATACACCCTCTTTTCATAATCATGTTAATTGCCATGTCGCTTAATTTCATCGCCTAATCTCCTTCCAAATATAATTTATTCTTTCATTATAGGCAATGAAAAAAGGAAGAGGACTTCACGTCCTCAACCTATTAATAAACGAAATTGCCTCTTTTTTGCGCAGCAGTAATCCAGATTTGTCAAAATACGCAATTAACACAGCACTCAACAAACTTCCAACTACTGTTATAACAACATCCAGATTTACTTTCATTGATGGTTTTAGCATCTTTTCATAAATCATATACCTCTCATGTAATTCTATCCATTTTTGCTTGCTGCATTCTTCTCTCATTTTTAACACAATCTTCTTCTGTTCACGCTTTATAAGTGTTTTCGTACTAAATAAGTTCATCGTATATCCTCTCCTTTTTTTAATATCTTTCGTTATAGAGTATGATTATTTCACAAATATAAGTATTTTTTGTATATCGTGGCAATACCATTTGTCATGATATACTTCAAATCCTGGGTACTTTGCTAAATATTCTTCAACATCTTCCAATGTATTAAAATATAAAGCTGTCCATACTTCCATTCCTAAATTTATACCTAAAGTCGCTTCGGATTCTATATTAGTCATAATTTCCTCCTAAAATCTATAATTAACTTCAAGCTCAATTACTAAACAAGGATTTCTTTCCTCATCTAGACAACAACTGTACGTAGGCTCAATATATCCTTTATCTATATTAAAACCAACCATGTTACCTAGTTCAATATCACTTAGTCCAAATTCATAATAAACTTCATTCAAACTAAGCCAATCCTCGCTTCTTAATCTTCTGTTACATTCATCAATTACTTGTCGTATCTTTTCGTGACTAGACTTAAAATATCTACCAGAAAGTTTGTCATAACAAGTGACTTCTCCATTTCCAGTAAATATAATTTCGTTTTTTCCAGGAGGATTCTTTTTAACAGCATCGCTATTTATTGAATCCCTAACTTTAAGCTCCTTTCCTTTTCCAAATTGCTCAAGTACCTTGTTTTGATACTCTTTTAAGGTCGTTTCACTTAAAGAATATAACATTGCTAAAGCAGCTTGCTTTCTTACATTAACCTTGTGTGCTCCAATAATACAGACAATTGATGCAGCTGCAGATATGACTGTTGGAATATACTCCGGAGCAGCAATCTTAAATTTGTTGAATGACTCTTTTATGGTATTTTCTTCATCTTCCTTTTCTCTTTCATTATACTCCTCAAGAAGTCTAATAGCTTTTGGTGTTGCGGTTGCCGCTAAAACAGCTGTTGATATAACACCTATACATCCTAGTCCTGTTAGTAAAGCAGGACTGTTTTCCATAATTTTTCCCCCGAGATTTTTTAAGATTCCTTTTAATGAACTCATTTATTTTTCCTCCTTTTTAATTTCTGATGGCAAATTAATTTTGTCTTCTTCCACAATTGCTCTAAGCAACAAAAGATAGTTTATAGAGTCTCCAATTTTCTCATTCCACATTTCGTCAGAATACCTTCGTCTTGAATAACACATGTCAAATACACTCACAATGTGCTTTGCTAGCATACCCGCTAGTGCTCCTTTGTTTGTTGTTCCTAGAAGAACCGCAGCGGTTTTAAAGTTGTGAAGCCTGTCATGAGTTGTATACTCATCTGCCTTTACTTCAAGAGTTTTTAAACACCTATTAATTTGTTCTCCCGCAATGCTACTAAAAAATTCGGCTGTCATAAATATCATTCTCCTTTTCTAAAATAAAATTAGAAGAAACATACATCAACTGTCCCTTCCGTTATAGGCTATGTTTTTTGTGAAAAAAAGAAAGGCAAAGAACCAGATAAGTCTTCCTCGCCTTTTTTAGTTTTAAATATCATACTTTTTTCCATAGTGTTCAGACATAAGTATGTTTAAATCAAGATTCTTATCCCTAAATTCATTTCTCTGTTTCTCGAATCTATCTATACCTCTTGAAAGTTCTCCATTTGCTTTTCCATTCTTTACAGCATATGCTATACCAAGAAGTAAATCCCAACTAGCACTTTGTAAAAGGTATTCAAATTTTTCCTTCTGCATTCTAGTCTCTGCGACATTTATATTATGTTTATACATATCATCAAGCTTATGCTCAACGTCCTGAGCAATTTCCTTTGCTTCTCCCGTAGCTTTTTTGTTAGCTTTATTTTGAACTCCTATATATGCAACTCCTAGCGCTGAACATAGGGGAATAAACACAACTAGCAATTTGTAAACATAATCAAACACCTCGTCAAATGTCATTTCCTTTCTCCTTTCTCCTTAATGATGTCTAATATAGGAACAAATGCACTCCACGTTAATAAAGCAAGATAACACACAGACATAGCGCGCGGTATCTTCTGTGCTCCGTTTTCGTCAGTTCCTATAACTGCCAGATAGTCTCCACCCATAAACCAACGAAAATATAACAACACATCTCCTCTTTCACCAGGAACAATTAGTTCTCCTCTTTCGTTCTTCTTAACACTTGCTTTGAACAAAGCCGAGGATAGAGGGTCAAATAGGTACTGCTTTTCCTTAGCAATACCTATTTCTATTTCCCTCTCAGAAATTTGTGTCATATTCTTGTCATAAAGTACACCTAACACATTTGGTTGTGAATCTAAGGTTTCTAAGTCAAACTTAAAAGATGCCATATAAAGTTCCGGCGTATCAGTGTAATCTTCCCATAGATAATCATCTAGCTCAGCATCATCACACATAAGGTTAAGAGTGGATTGAAGTTTTTCAAATGCTATATTTAAGTTTTGGGCGTTGTATTTTGCCTCTATAGACAAAAATACAACACCCATAAACGCCAGGCAAACTAACAAAGAAAGCCGCGTCTTAAAATGTTTTATTCCAAAATGTGTCAAAATATCCTCCAATCATTTGTGTCAAACCGTAGGCCCTGATGCTCCTAGATTTTCCCAGCCAGCACTATAAGATTCAGGAGACCATACATTTCCGTTGATTAAGCTTTCATAAATATAACCGTTGTAATAAACACGATCCCCAAGGTTATAAGCATCTATAGCTCCAAGAGGCTGAGTCCATATTGGATAACTACTTTCTTCATCAAACCCTATAGCCCTGTAAATAGCTGAAGTAGCATTAGGAAGCCACTCAATACTTGACGTGTGTGCCTGGAGAATCTCATAAAGCTGAGTTTCTCCGTCTTCATTATATCCATATTTTACAACATCTCCAACAGAATAGGCTGTATCAGACTTCCATTTTGAATAGAGACCGGCAACCTCCATCTTTTCACTGTCTGAAAAGTTTGTAGACTGTAAAGCTATTAACTTTTTAAGAGCATGCCTAAGCTCCAAAACTTTATACTGTTTACTAGACATCTTCTTCGTCCTCCCCCAATAGAATGCTTAAAAGTTCAGTCGTTTCCGACGTCGCCCCACTCGCTATGGCCTCAAGCGCGTCGGCGACTCTATCCGGCTCCGGCTCAGGTTCGGGCGGGTGTTCTTCAAAGTAAGTGATTGCGTCAAGAACCTCTTGGTCTGTCATGCCGTCCTCAATAGCGGCACCAAGCGCCGTATAGTGCGCCTTCGTCTGCTCGAATTCCATGAATACTCCGAGTTGGATGGGCGCGTCGCAGATAATGTACTTCATGCCCTCAAGCCCTGCTGCCGGATACTTTGCGATTACCGCCACCGCGTCAAGCACCTCCCCTACAGGCGTGATGAGCGTCTCCTGTTTGTCCCAGATTTTGTATTTCATTACGTTTGTCCTCCTAAATTTAATATGTTGCCTGATATGCATCAACAACGGAGCTATAGCCACTACTATTATATCCGCCCCCGAATATGGCATAGTTTCCAACTGAAGCCCCAGTTAAATATCGTCTCGCAGTTGAAAGCTCAGTTGGTGTCGTACGAGTGAGCGAACTATCGTATACATCAACAACCGAAAAATAGCCACTACTATTATATCCGCCTCCAAACAGGGCATATCCAGCCATCGATACTCCGGCTAAATATTGTCTTGCAGCTGACAGCACATTGGTGGGCGTTGAGCGAGTTAATGAACTATTGTATGCGTCAACAACGTCGCTATAATTAGAACCGATATGTCCGCCTCCAAACAGGGCATAGTTTCCATTTGAAGCCCCAACTAAATAATATCTTCCAGTTGAAAGCGCAGTTGGTATCGTACGAGTGAGCGAACTATTGTATGCATCAACTGTATTGAGATAAGAACCATTATATCCGCCTCCAAATAGGGCATAATCCCCCACTGAAGACCCCGCTAACAGTCTTCTTGTAACTGACAGCCCATCGGTGGCCGTTGAGCGAGTTAATGAACTATTGTATGCGTCAACAACGGAGCTATAACCAGAACCGGTATATCCGCCTCCAAACATGGCGTAGTTTCCATTTGAAGCTCCAGCTAAATAATCTTTTGCGGTTGAAAGCGCAGTTGGTATCGTCCTGGAGAGTGAACTATTGTATGCATCAACAACGTCGCTATAATTAGAACCATTATATCCGCCTCCAAATAGGGCATATCCCCCCACTGAAGACCCCGATAAATAATATCTCGCAGTTGAAAGAGCAGTTGGTATCGTACGAGTGAGCGAACTATTGTATGCATCAACTGTACTAGTAGCGCTACCGGTATATCCGCCTCCAAATAGTGCATAATTTATGTTCGCGCTGCCAACAAGTTGATTTCTTGCAACTGAAAGACCGTTAGTAGGCTGCGTTGGACCTGTTAGATTTGTCGGAATTTTCTCCCATACGGTCGTTCCTGAAAATATCACTTTGTACACAGGCGAGCCAGTGAATGCTATTGTCCCACTCGTAGGTATTGTCGTGCCACCGAATACAAGAGCCATCAGCTCACCCCCGTTATAACCGTCTGCTTACTAAATGCCGTTGACGTCCCTGTTGTCCTATCATATGTGTGCGTATGGTTTCCTACCGCCGTGCCGGTGAAGGTGTGATTGTGAGTATAAGCAGTGTATATAGTTCCATAATTATTAATATTCCAAGTTATACCGGTTGTGGTTCTTGGAAATACTATGTCGTTTATACCATATGGAGTTGCTTTGCCTATATTTAATGTGGTTCCAGATAACGTGAATTGTAGTCGAGACCCCAAACTACACCTAAAATATAAATTTGTACTATTGTAGAGTATGGCATGTACATCTAAACCAACATTGTATGTATCATTATAGGCGGTCAGAGCTACTTTATATTGCCCGTTTGCTGGCATATTCATGGTATTAAGCATAGTGACGAAATCTTCCACTGTTGTTCCAGAAGTATTTGAAATTATACTGCCCGAAAGAAGATACCCTGTTATAATGTATTCAGAAGACCCAACCACTCCTCCAAAATAAAGGGCATACCCTATAACATATAAAAGGCTTGTACCATTTACACTGCCCGCCGGTGTATGGGCGCCACCATCGCCGGAGGCGGTGCTTGTCTGCGTAAGCGCTGATATATAGTTGCCCGTGTTCGATAAGCCGTAGGTGTTCGTAGACACCGTGGCAGAACCTATATTCGATCCATCACCTTTAAGAATACCTGATATACTTGTAGGAGTTGATGTAGAAATCTTATCAGATGAAATAATGTTCCAGTTTGTTCCGTCATACTTAAATCTAATATACTGACCCGCTGCCCATGAATCATTCAATACCAATGCCGAACCATTAAAGAATATAGGTTTTGCTCCTAATGAATCAACATTTAATGTTGGTGAAGATGCCGTATTTGCATAGGTAAATTGTACGGTTATCTCCATTCCAGCTTTTAGTGATATTAGGTCTGCTGGTGCAGGAGTAACAACAGTTACTGCCTTTTCAACAGTTCCAGCCGCTGTGGCACATGTACCATACATTGCGTATGCAGATATCTCATCTGTAAGAACTTTTGGTGAAATAGTGTTTTCTGTTGTTGATGTTCCAGTATTAGCATTGGTTATTGACATAGCACTATATGTGTGAAGATATGAGTTTGATACAAAATGCCAATAAGTTCCATCAGTTACCCATAGTGTCGGATAGTTAGCTTGCCACACAATAGAACCAGTAGATGTTGTTATCGCTGCATTACGATACCTCATTGGAAGATCACCAGTACCGTTTACATTTAATGTAGATGCCGCCACAGTTGATGTTACCGTAGGATTAACAATAACTTGTGATCCTGAAATTAATTTGAAAGAATCTGGGTTATTAGTTGTGACTACTTTTGCATCATCTGCAGCAGCGCTAGAACTGGTTCCATAATATGGAGATGGTGAAATATCATCCCAACCAACAACACTCATCGTTCCATCGGTTTCAACAAATACTTTTCCATCTGTTACACCAGAATCACTTTTTACTACACCAGCAGTTGTACTTGTTGCTATTCCAACTGGGTCGTAGTTAACAATAAAACCAAATACAAAACTAGTTCCATCGTAAATATAACGTGTTGTTGCATCAGAATGTGTTTCATCATCTAATATATAAGTAAAATCACCAACATTAGTTGTTGATGGTATTGTGTATGCATCTAGGTCAGCCTTTGTATTAAATGTTACTCCTATAAATAAACCACCTTGTTGTTGTAACGCTGTTATATCTGACCTCAAGCTACTTATTTCATTATAAGCTTCTGGAGTCATCAAACCAACTGTTGACGTTGTAACTAATGGTGTTGTTCGGTCAAACGTTGATGTTGCCTGAGTACTAGCATTATATCGCGTGTATGTTGTTGTAAGAGCTGTTGCTGTCGCAGATGAATTTGTGGCATCTGTTATAATCTGAGGAAGTTCAGACCTATTAATTTTATTTGAATCTAATGCTGATTCGGCGCTAGTTGCTCTTGAGGTTTCTGTAGATTCTGCTGTTGTAGCTCTAGCTATTTCATCATTAAGTTCCTTAATTAAACCGTTTGACGAATCACCAACAACAGATGTTAATGAATCAAGATTACTGTCAAGTTCTAAAATATCATCGGCATTATTGTTAGATTGAGTTATTACATTTTCCAAATTTGACTGGACAGCCTGTAAGTCGTCAGCATTAAAAACCCTAGCAACCTTAGTACCTGCATACCAAGAAAGTGCTCCATCTCCTCTAACTATAGTTATCTGATTTGATGGTGGGTCAATTGATGTAACCATAACAACTTCTGTTATAGGTTTGTCTACTCCTAATGTTAAAGGATATGGAAACGTTTGTGGTAGAATAGCTGCACTAGATACGGTTATTAAAGTATCGGTTGTTGAAATATCGCCCATCAAAAATGTTGATGGAGAGTCTTTTTGAGGTGGATACATTGTTATAATGTTCATACGTGTTTCTCCTTATTAGTATTGTTGACCGCCATGAGAATTTGTGAATAATCTAATTAAAAAATATCCTTCGACCCTTGTAAGGGCGTTAGGAACAATTTTAATTTCATGTTCTCCACGAAGAACATCTCCATTAGCGTTTTTACTCATGGTCGATATTAGATTTAGTTTGCTGATAGACGAACTATAATTACCGATTAATACATCATCTAAATATAAATCCATAGATGATGCAGAAGTTCCCTTGTATATACCGAAATCAAATTGATGAACATGATTAGGTAAAGTACTTTTGTGTGAATGATCAGCAACTGTTACATAGTGGTGATGATCTGGAGTAGTAATATAATGATGGTGATTTGGTATTGTTGTCCAATGCGAGTGATTTGAAAGAGTTACAGAATGTTGGTGATCATTTAGGTACACCCAATGATCATGCGGAGTATTGATCGAAAACGAATGATAGTGTGTACCCATGTTAAGAAAGTGGCTATGCGGATTAGCATAAAATTCATGATAATGGTTCATTCCGTGGGTGTGTTGATAAATACCATGAGTATGATATGTTTCGCTTGATCCAGCATAACTAAGAACATATGAATAAGGCAATCCATTCCATGATGTCGAACTTGTGCTACTTGTATTTGGATACTGAGTCATACCAGCTACTTGATCAATACCAGGTAATGTTGTTTGTAAACCAGTTCCTCCTCCTCCTTCTCCAGTGGTTCCTGCGTATACTCCAGAAAGGGTAGATTGATACGCTTTCCCACCATCGCCACTAGTGTTATACGTTTTTCCTCCATCGTCGCTAGACTTTATATAATTATAACCATTGTCAGTAGATGTTAAATAATTGTAGCCATCGTCTGTAGATTGAAGCCTGTTAAAACCGCCATCTAATGTTGAAGTTAAAATTGCTCCTCCGCCATCGCTTTTTGTAGCTTTAGAAGATGCTTTAAAGTTTGTCAACTTAACAGTTAACAATATTTCATTTACATGAACCGTGTTATCGGGAATATAAAACGTTATTAACGCCGGATTTGAAGCATCGGCATTATCGTAAAAACCATCGGTGAATATTGATTCTGCGCCTTGAGCATACGTCTCACTGATCCTTTGTTTTTCAGCTAATCCAGCTATACTATCTGAGGCGTCAATTGTTCCTTTTCCGATAACAACAGTTCCTTCATATGGTTTAGCTGAAATATCTTTTTTAGATATCTTCTGAACAACCATATAGTCATCAAATGTATCACCCACAACACGAACAGTATCCCCAAGAACAAGCTTGTTTGCGTTCAATATTGTTCGAACATCAATTTCATACGTTACAATAGGTTCTTCGAACTTTTGAAGTATCGCCATTCCGGCTTCCTTTAAAGATTCTTCAATTGTATAACGCTCATCTGTCCATATCTGAGTAATAACACCATATGTAGAAACATTTGCTGATTCCAAATATGGTATTCCGCCATTAACACTTTTAATATTTAGTTTATTATCGCCTTCTCCATATCCATAACAATATAAACGCGTTGTTAAATTTGTCGGGTCAACAGTCCTAGTTATACCGGATAAATTTTTACGATAACGAATATCAGAAACCGGAATATTTGTAATTCTTAATAATTTTAATCTCCATGGAAATGACTTTGTATCAAAATCCCAGTAATAATCGGTATCAGAGAATGGTTCAACAACAGAATATAAAGCGGACAATAAGTTTTCATCTTGCCAACCATACAGATACTGATGATCATAGTCGCATTGTGACAGCAGCCACCTTTGTTCTGTTTGGTTTTCTAAAATATAAGATATAACATTCTTAGTATAAACACCTAAATTACCAATTTCATGCCATCCTAGCATAACGTCATCAAGAAGAGTGTTAAGGACATGTTCTAGAGTGTATTCAATAGATGCTTCCGTTCCTAAAATATCTTCAACCCTAGGCATTATTCTAAATAACCCAACATAGACATCTCTACCATCATAACTAACATCCCAAAGCTCTATCAGGTTAAATGCACTACAATATATATTCTTTTTATCAGAATATGGTAAAGAAAATGATGCTGTCCATAATGCGTTTATTGGTTGCTCATAACTTATATTGTATGCATTTTGTAGATAGGCAAGGCGCTTTCGCGTATGCCCATCATATACTGCTATAGGTTTCACAAAAGCACCTCCTAATTATAACCATCTATTCTGCCAAATTATAGTAATATTCATGGGGCTGTCGCCATCGTTTTCAAATTTTATTTCGTTTTCTCCAGGAGAAAGTTCAAAAAATATGCTATCTGTTGTAACTGATGAAACGTCATTAATACTATTAATAAACACAGTTAGTTCGTCAGTATCTATTAATATTGTATCGTTCTCAGTTGCATTTATTCCGTCTAATTCAAAAACATTTTCATTGAAATTCCCCAGTCGTTTTAGAATTAGTTCGCCGGCACCTATTTTATTAATCATTAACTCAAGTAATAAAAGTAATAAACCGTTAACTGTACTGTTCCCACTAAAAGAAATATCAATAAATTGAGCAGCGATTAATTCATTATTTAAAAAACCATTTCCTGAAAGATTAGACGTCACTATTTGATAAACAAAATCATTCGTAGAAAACATACTTCCTTGCCCAGAAAAATTAACTGTAAAAGGCACCTTTGATGACATACCAGGATTAAATAAACTAGTTCCACTCAAATCTATAGCTAAACTAAGTTTTAAAACAACAGTACATTTGACTACTGTTTCGCTAGAAAAGCTTGGATTAATAATGGCATGAAGTATTAGTTCAGAATTTAAAACTCCAACGCCGTGCAATTCTGGAAAATAAAGCTGTGTTTTAATGTTTATCCTAGGAACCATATTACCAGTTCCTAGGATAATGCAACTAAATAATTCATCAGAAACGCTTCTGTCATAAGCGTTTCTGTTGTACAGAATCTTATTAAACATAGCGTATCACCTTTTAAGTTTCTGTTATTGTCAAACTGGCAACCGGAACAATCGGCTGAACACCTTGATTTAGCTGATATGTTGCTGCAAGACTTCCATAGTATATAAGGTCTCCTCCATTTTGGGCAGTTTTAAGACCAGCATATGCTATCGAACCACTTGCAGAAGGAACAACCGCAAACTGAATTTGTGAAGAATTTTGAATCACAGCCGAACCACCGCTTAACTGAGGAGCTCCAAACATTACTACTTGCCTTTGGTAGCCATCATAACTTGCCTCGGTTCCAGTGTCAGCATCTGTTGGATTTGTCGAATACAAAGCCAAATATAACTGAGTTGGCTGTGTAACGCTTTGGTTGCGAGCTAGAAAATTTAGTACCATTTGTTTACTTGTGTTTGATTTTGGCATTTTTATGCCCTCCTTTAATTATTAATGTACATGTGTGTTATTACCAAATTTTTTATTGGAGTTTCTGTAGGATTTGAAATATAAATTCTAACAGGAGTTTTTGTCGTTCCTTGACTATTTATTGTTATAACATCTCCCGAATTTATACTGTAATTAACTTCCTGAGCCGTCTCATATGCAAATGGATGGTTGCACGTAAACTCTAGTTCAAACGTTGCAAACTCTAGTTGTTTAACTGTTGGAGGAGGAGAACTAAGAAATGCATTATAATGCATTTCTGGCTCATAATCATATGTTAGCTCTCCAACTCCATCTAGCCATCCAGCAATAAGACGGACTTGTCGTTGTAATGATACTCCTGGCTGAGCACCGTATGAACACGAAATGGTCTCTACTCTTGGTTCGTATCCACCATCTTCTTGTATCACAGATGTAGATCTGCCAGGAATATCAATTAAACTTCTACGCTTTAAAGGTAATAGAACCCTATCTCCAGGAGTTTCTCTTACTCCAAAGGTAGAGCTATGTATTCCTTTAAATGTAAATCCGCCTAACATAACATTCTCCTTTCTTATCTTAATGTAAGTGCAACTCTTTGACCGTGGTTCCTAAGCGATGCTTGTTGTTTCTGGTATAGTTTCGTTGCAATTGCGTCGATGTCTGCTTCTGTTCTTACTACGAGTCCATTGAGAGAGAAATTATTCTGGATACTATTCCCCAAAGTAGAAGATGCACTTCCATTTTGAATTCCCATCTCTTTGGACATTTTCTTAGAAGTTTGAGCCAAAGAAATTGAACCAGAACCGAACATAGACGAGATTCTTCCAGCACTATTGCTAACATTTGAAAGATCTACAACTGGTTTAATTGTTGGAATAAAATCTGGACTATCTTCTAGTAATTCCATAGCAGCTTGCATCGCATTAACGGTCTCTTGAGCCATAAAGTCTGAAGCTGAAATTGCTTTATCTGTGTCTTCCCTTATTCCCAAAGCCAATCCTTGAGGAATGTATTGTCCCATCTCTTGGAAAACTTTGCTTGGAGAATGTTCCTCTAAGACTGAGTTTGCTGCTTTAACAGCTTCAGAAGCCATATACTTAGCCGCCGCATTAGAAATGTATGTGTACAGATAAATACCATCAGCAAATCCTTGGACAGCTTGACGGCCTGAATCCTGGAATTGTTCTTCAATTTCTGTTAATTCTTTATCTGTTGAGGCACTAAGAGCTTCCATGTTACGTTGAGTTTCATAAACAAGTTTTTCGCCAGCATTGTCAAATGTCTCTACCATTTCATCCGTTCCAGTAGAAACAATGTTGTTAATGTTTGCAATCTGATTAGCATACTCTTCGTTCATTGCGTGTAATTCATCAGTCGTTAGATCGTGTATTTCTTCCATTGTTTCTGTAAATGTTTCTTTCAAAGTAGCTAGCTTTTCTTCAACATCTTTGTTTATTTCAGAAGTTGTTGTGTCGAAGGTTTCGCGAGCTGCTATAAGTTTGTCTTCAGCCTCTTTGTTCATTGTTGCTAAATCAGACTCAAATGTTTCCTTTAAAGAAGCAAGTTTAGTGGCTAAATTAGTATTGATTTCAATAGCTTTTTCGGCAAACACATTATTAGCTTCTGTTAAAGCTTCATTTAGTTCTGCATTGATGTCAGCCAAATCAGCAGCAAATGTTTGAACTAAAGTCGCCAAGTCGGTATTCATCTGTGTATTAACGTTATTCATTGCATCTGTAAATGCAACTTGTAAGTCATACAAATCGGACTCCGCTTGACTTGTGATGTCTTTAACTGCTTGTTCGGTGCTAGTTTTTAAATCTGTAAGTTCTTGTTCGGCTTTAATTCTAGCGAATGCGTACTTACCTTCAAACAAAGACACATACTCTGTAAGCTGATCGTCCGTGAGACTTATTAGAGCCTTAATCTGAGCTTTACTAGATGGACCCATCTCTTGAAGTTCTTCAATTAATGCGGTTCCAACCCCTCTAGATGCCAGCTCATCAAGCGCTTGTTGCCAATCACTTAAAGCTGCTCCTTGATCACGAAGATTCTGAAGTAACGTTTCGCCATCATATTCTTGGTCTTCTGCAACTTCATCAAATAGCCCATAGCTACTATAAATTGCATCAGCCCTGCTTTTAACGGCATTTTCATATGCTTGATTTGCAGCATCGATATCAGCGAGCATTTTGTCGTTAATAGATTTCTGATTACTGGCATAATCTTCCCGTAATTTAACTCGATCTTTCTCCGCGTCATCAAGTATTTTATTGTATTCTTCTTGGTACTTTGCTTCTCTTTCTACAATCTTCTTATTAGCACTTTCTCTTGCTTTTAAGACTGCAGCTTCATAGGTTTCTCTAGCACTCGCTAAGTCTTCTAGAGCCTCGGCTTGTGCATCGGCTGTGTTTTTATTGTACTCTGTTTCTAAATCTTCTTTCTTTTTAGCGAGATCTTTGTAAATACTTTCTGTTTCTTCAGCGTATGTTCTTTGAGCTTCCAAACGCTTTTGAGTTGCCTCTTCTTGAGCTGCTGTAACTTCATCAATATACGTTTTTCTAGCTTCATACATAGCTTTTTCCAATCGATAGACTTCTCTATCGATCTTTATACGTTCTTCAGTACCCTCGGCATACTTCTGCTGAATTTCTTTGTAAATATCAAGCTCTTCTTGTAAACTAAGCTGTCCATAATAATTAGCAGATTCAATAGCTTCTTGAATCTTTTCCAATTCTGTCTTAACTTTTGTTGTAGTTTTAGAACCGCCAAGACCACTTGTTGTGTCGGTCAACGAAGAAGTAAACGCTTCTGTTACAGCATCCCCAAGTCCAGCGCCAAGTAATTCAGAAGAGTCTAAAATATCAGAGTTACCAGACAATAGTTCAATTAAACTGCTAATTGCACCTGTTACAGAACCTTCTCCGCCTTCAAATGCGTTTATTATACCATTTAAAGTGTATTTTGATGTATCTAGACCTAAGCTTTCTGCGATACCTAAAAGAGCATTCTTTCCACTTGAAATTCCCTCGGACAAACTTGTAGGCAACCATTCTCCTATTTTAGCAAATATCTCCGAAAGACTATGAACTCCTAAAGTATCTCGTACGCTTTCTTCTGTTGCGCTAGCCATGTCTTCACCAGCATCAACAGCAACCTTTGTTTTTGATGTTATACCATTTGCTAATCCAACAGTACACCATTCGCCTATGGTTTTAAAGACTTTGCTTGGAGAATGAGAGTCAAACACCCATTTAACCTTTTCCACCATTTTTGACGCTAGTTTCTCTACAGCACTGTTTACATTTGTTTCGCCCTTCTCTATTCCATTTTGAAGTCCTTTAACTAAGTCCCTTCCAACAGTTTCGAACTTACTCTTATAAGAGTAAATCTTTTCTACTGCGGTCAATAGAATGTGTTCTATGGCGTTTACGTAAAGTTTTTCATTGTTTGAAAACGATGCTGCTGCATTTTCTACCACTTCTTTTCCTACTACTTCAAAGGCCGTTTTAATCTTTTCCATTGCTTTTACAGCAGGAGAAACAGGAGTCCAGTCAGTTTTTGCCAACTCAGTAACGAATTTTCCCAAATTCTTTGCAAAATCCGTTAAAGTATTATCTCCGGTGAACATTGACCAAAATCCAGTATTTGCTTTTAAATTACTACTCAAATTGGCAAATTTTGTAAGCCCATCAACCATTCCACTAAGAACAGCAAGATTTGAAACAGAGTCGGTTATGTCTTCTTTTTCTAAATCAGAGAATGCTTCTACAAGACTTGCTATTTGAGACCCAAATGTTTTAAGATCGTTCCTTCCAATGAACAACGAAACAAAACTTAATCCACTATTAGGAAGTGTTTTTGCAGTATTTCCAAACTTTTCTAAATCTTTAAGCATTGGAGTCATAGCAGCAACTATTATTACAGCCCTGTTTGCTCGATCTTCTGTTGTTAGCATAAACGCATTTACCAAACCTACTAACTGTTGCCCAAATGTATCTATGTCATTTTGGCCTACAAAGCCTGCTATAAAACTAGGACCACTATTAGGAAGTTTTTGTGCCATAAGTCCAAAATCTTCTAATTCATCAAGCATTGGTGACATTGCTTTAACGATAAGCGTTGCACGGTTAGCGTCATCTTCATTAGTTTTTAAAAGTGCATCAACTAGACCAGCTAATTGCATTCCAAAGGTGTCTATATTATTTTCTCCGACAAAAGATGATACTAAACTTAATCCGCTATTAGGTAATGACTTTGCTACAGTTGCTAATTGTCCTAAAGATTCTGTCATGGGAGAAAGAGCGTTTATTACATTAGTAGCCGTATTTGCATCATTTATGTTTATGTCTTTTAGCCCAGCAACAAGGTCTGCTAACATGCTACTAAAAGAAGTTCCTTTTGAATCGGAATTTAAATGTAGAAACTTCGATATCCCATCTAGTAATTCGGCTGCCGTAATAGCAAGGAAAGCTCCTGCAATTGCTTTCAAACTTTCTATTGACTCTGGAGTTATGCCTTCTAAAGATTTAAACAAGCTAGCTAAACCAATTCCGACTCCTTCTAGAACTTCTGTGCTAAATCCTCCGAGAATACTTCCAAAGAATTGTCCTATCCCGTTGCCGATAATAGCCAAATTCTCAAAACCTAGCTTTAAGTCTGGCATTAAATCGTTTAGCTGAATCATTGCATAAGCAATTCCAATAAATCCAGCTATTAATAGACCTATGCTTGCTAATACTGCTATAACTCCTAATAGCATTGGACCAATTGCTCCTCCGACAGTTGCTAAAGGAATGCTTAATCCTGCCATAGCAACAAACATTAAAGCCATCATTCCAAAAACTACTATAACTTTTTTAAAAGCGGCCTCTGACATGTTTTCTATCAAATTCATAACTGGAATTAATGCTACAAAGAATAGCAAAGTTAAACCTATAACAGCAATCGCACTAGCAATACCAATTCCAAGTGTCTTAGCTACTGTTCCAATTTTAATAGCACTAGCACTCATACGTTTAATGGCATCTATAAGTGAAACCATAGACTGAGCCATGACACCGATTGTAATAACAGCTATACCTAAGCTTTCTGCTGACTGTTTAAGGGAAGTTTGATCCAGAACAGATAATACTGTAAGTGCCGTTACCATCAAAATTAGTGTTGCAGTAACGCCAAGTAAAGTTTTTAATGTTCCAGAACTTCCACCAACACGTGCAGCAAGACCTGATAAAACTTCTATTCCACTTATAATAGCGCCCATAATGAGTATTGTTTTAAGGGATTCTTTAATTTTTTCAGGAGGCATTAAGTTTATAACACTCATTAAAACAATCATTGAAGCCATAGATAATGCTACAGAACCTAATATTTTCTGCAATTTATTATCTTTTCCAGATATCCTAGCAGCCAATCCAGCTAATAACTCTATACCTGTTATTATTCCAGCAAGCATAGCAACGCGTTTAATTCCTTGTGTTATTGTCTCTTGCTCAATTTTGCTAATAACAATAACCATAGCAGCCATCGCGGCCAAAGAAGCAGTCATTGAAATAACACTAGTAACTAGTTTGTTGTCGCCTCTTATAGATGCACCTATTCCAACAATAGCTTGAAAGCCACCAATTATTAAAGACAGCATTAATATTTTTGGAAGAGCTTGAGAAATTTCTGTATTGCTCATATTAGTTAGAATTTTTATTGTTCCGGCTATAAGAAGTAGTCCGGCAGCCATTTGCAAAACGTTTGAAGAAAAAGTCTTTCCACTTGAAAGTTTACTAGCTATTCCATATAAAAGGTTATATGCAGTTAACACTGCGGATATAGCAGATATAATAATTATACCGCGTTTTACTTCGGAATCGGATATACTAGAAAGAACCTTTAACGTAGCAGATATTGCCAGAACAGCTATGCTGAAATCAATCATTTGCACAGATATTTTTACAGTTTTTTTCGAATCAATCTCAGCAAATTTAGAATTTAATGCAGAAACAACAGATACCACCAACACTATAGCAGTAAGAACATTAACATATTTCCATATATCAGACTCTTTAATAGCTGCTATTTTCTTTAATGCTGTAACCATAAGTAAAGCAGCTAAACCAATTGCCATAATATTAGCAAAAGAGACAAGAGAGCCTTTAGTTCCTCCCTGAAAATTCGAAGTGGCATAGTTTATAGATATAACAGCAGCCATAAGATAAGATATGCCAACACCAAGAGCAATTAACGATCTCTTTAAGTCTTCTCCAGGAATCTGAGAAAGTAAAAATATACTACCAGCCAACAAAGCTATAGACTCGGCATATTCTTTAACAGTAGCAGTTTTACTAAATTTCTTTTTTATAGTGTCTATAAAACCAGAAGTTGATTTAGCCAAAACTCCAAATGACTCTGCCGTTTTATTAATCTGCCACAACAACATCAACATCGTTCCGGCAACTACAAAATTTGTAATTTTTCCAAAATCAAGATTGCGTATTCTTTCTGCCAATATCAAAAACTCATTTGATAATAAACTTACTAGCGACTTTATGACTCCTATAATGTTTATATCAATATTAATTTTCTTAAAAAATTCTATAATTTGATTTATAATGTTACATATAGCTGGAAAATTTGATTTAACCCAATTAGTGACTGCTGTGAATATGGTCTTCATTAGAATACCAAATGCCCCAAGTTTGCTAATAAGAAATTCTATAGGATCCGATGCATACCAAAGTTCTGTAACAAACTCTACAATTTTACCTATTGATGTTTCTAGAACTTGTTTTATCAATATAATGGCGACTTTAACTCCTAATAATGCGTATTCAAAGAATCCTGACTGTTTTATAAGTTGATCAAGCATTACAAGGAAGTCACCGATTGTAGCTGTAGCTCCTAGAAATCCGTCGCCAACAGGAAGTATAACCTTAAGTATTTCAACAAAAACATTTCCTAAGAATTTTACAAGTTGCCAACCGATGTCAACAACAGCAAAGAAACCAGCAAAAGTTCTTCTAAGTTTGTCAGCAATAGCATCGGTTATTATTAAACTTTTTGTTGTGGCAGCAAATATATGTATAATTTCAAGCCATTGTTCTTGAGTTTTTTCTGGAAATATCTGATAGAATGCTTCTGATATTGGTTTTAAAACAGATAATAATGCAACTCCAGCAGTTTTAATCCCTGAAAATATTTCTGAAATACCTTCCATTTCTTTAAGCCAGGCTAGCATTTCATTCCTTTTTTCAGCTCCGCTCGCAAAAACAGTCCATAATATCTCTGTTAAAGAACTAAATTTTTGTTTAGCTTCATCCAAAGTTCCAAATATAATTTCGTATGTTTTTAACCAACCAGAAGAAACAGCGTCCATTGTTGCGTTTATAGAATCAGTAAATGATTTTGATTCCTGAGCTGCATGAAATGCAGAATTACCAACTGTCTCTAAAACATCGGCGTAATCTTCTGCGTGTTTCTCCATGTACTCCATTGCTTGTGTAGCGGTGTCAAAATCAAATTCTTCTTGTACTTCATGAACTTTGTCGGCATAATCAGAATATAACTCTAATGTTTTTAAAAGAACATCATTAGTAAACCATTTTGATTTTAAATTAGAGTCAAAATTCTGAATTGTCACTTGCCCTTTTTTAATAGCTCCAGTTACCTCGGCTACTCCTATAGCTATTTCTTTAAACATTGTGGTGTTCATATTTTGATTCATAACTGAACGCCAGTTCAAGGTGTCAACATACCCAAGACTTATAGCTTGAGCTAAATTGAACATTGCAATAGAAGCCGCTTGAGAATTTTTACCAGAATGAGCTGCCCAAGTTGCTATACCCTCCATAGCTTTAGATGACGTCTCTAAATTAATTCCAGCAGAAACAAACTTAGACATGTTTGTTACCATGTCTGAAAAACTGTAACTGGTTTCA